TGCTGTTGATGATATTATTAACGAGTTCGTGGTTAATGACTCGAATGATAGTTGTGTAGATATCAATCTGGATAACCTAGAAGTAGGTGCTTCAGTAAAGAAAAGAATTCGGGAGGAGTTTGGTTATATCAAACGTCTCCTGAATTTTGATGTTAAGGCACATGAGTTAATTCGTAATTGGTATATTGATGGTAGGATGTATTACCACAAGGTAATCGACTTAGCAGAACCGAAGAAAGGTATAACAGAACTTCGGTACATCGACCCTATGAAGATTCGTAAGGTCAGACAAAAGATTAAAAACCCTAATGAAGATCCAACAACAGTCAGAGGAACTGCATTGGAACATGAGTGGGGTAACTACATTGACTACTATGTTTTCAATCCAAAAGGTTTTGGTAGACAGTCTTCATTAACTGGACCTGGTGACTTCACTGGTAACCAAGGTATCAGGATGGCTTTCGACTCAATAACATATGCTCATTCAGGTCTTATGGACATGAACAAGCGTATGACTTTGAGTTTCCTTCATAAAGGAATTAAAGGTCTTAATCAATTAAGAATGATTGAAGATGCATTGGTCATCTATAGATTATCAAGAGCACCAGAACGTAGAATATTTTACATTGATGTAGGTAACCTTCCAAAGGTTAAAGCAGAGCAATACCTACGTGATGTAATGTCTCGTTATAGAAACAAGCTTGTCTATGACTCACAAACAGGTGAGATTAGAGACGACAAAAAGCACATGAGTATGCTTGAGGATTTTTGGTTACCTCGTAGAGAGGGTGGTCGTGGAACTGAGATCACCACCTTACCTGGTGGACAGAACCTAGGGGAACTCAAGGATGTTGAGTATTTTAAAAAGAAACTTTATAATTCTCTCAACCTTCCTCCTTCCCGTCTCACAGACGATAACAAAGGATTCAACCTTGGTAAAACCACTGAAGTCCTTAGAGACGAACTCAAGTTTGCGAAGTTCATCGGAAGGTTACGTAAGAGATTTAGTTATCTTTTCCAAGACATTCTTAAGACTCAATTGATTCTTAAAGGAGTTATTGCTCCTGAAGATTGGGAGGAGATGAAAGAGCATATCCAGTATGACTACATCCACGACAATCATTTCAATGAGTTAAAAGAACTAGAGATGGAAACATCTAGAGTTGCACTACTAACTCAGATGGATCCTTTTGTAGGTAAGTATTATTCTGTTGACTACGTTCGTAGACACATTCTTAATCACACTGATACTGAGATTAAGGAACAGGATAAGTTAATGAAGAAGGAGATTAACTCAGGTCTCGTAATGGATCCGATTGATGTTAACTCATTCGATGTGATGGATCGTCAGAACGATGCCTTTGCACCAGAAATCGATGCACAAAACGCCGAGGATGATGCAGAAAGGGAGATGGAGAAAGCGAAGCAACAAGCTAAATTGAAACCTGCTCCTACCAAAACACCTAGTAATACTAAATAGATATTATGGAAGAAACGAATCCACAAGCAGAAGTGCTTAACGTAGTTGATTTTATTAAAGACGGCAAAAGAGCAGACGCTATTGATGCTGTTAATGATATATTATTCGCACGTGCTGCTGATGCAATGGGCAGTTATAAACAAACTGTTGCTAATACATATTTCGATGAACCTGTAGGAGAGGAACAACCCAATGAAACTGATAACGGAACAGATTGAAAATGTAAAGGTTATCACTGAAGGTAAAGGTGATGATAAAAAACTCTACATTGAAGGAGTCTTTCTACAAGCAGAATTAAAGAACAGAAATGGTCGAGTCTATCCATTTAAAGTTCTTGAAAATGAAGTAGGTAGATACAATGAAGAATACGTTAAAACAAAACGTGCTCTTGGTGAGTTGGGTCATCCTGACGGTCCTACTGTTAACCTTGACCGTGTTTCACACAGAATTACATCGCTTAGAGCTGAAGATAATAACTTCATCGGAAAAGCACAGATCTTAGACACTCCTATGGGTAAGATCGCTAAGTCTCTTCTTGGAGAGGGTGTACAACTAGGTGTATCATCTAGGGGTATGGGTTCAATCGAGCAACGTGAGTCAACTAACTATGTTATGGATGACTTCATGCTTGCAACTGCTGCTGATATCGTAGCAGATCCTTCAGCACCAGATGCATTTGTTAATGGTATTATGGAAGGAAAAGAATGGGTTTGGAACAACGGAATCCTAAAGGAAACTAAAGTAGCTAAATACCAGAGATATATGAGCGAGGCAACTCGTCAAAACATGGAAGAGAAAACACTAAAAGTCTTTGGTGATTTCCTTTCAGGATTGTAATTTAATAAATAAACTTAGACTTAATCAGCTAATTATCGGGGAAACTCAAATGTCAGATATGTTAAACGAAAAGTTTGCGGAATTCGTTAGTGAAGAATCTACGAAGAAAATACTTTCTGAGTATCAAGATCCTATGCCTAAAGTAAACGCAACTGTTCTACCATCTAACCCACCTGCACCTGGTGCAGTAAGTGGTGAACCTAAGAGGGATTCACATCAGGATCCTCAACCTAGTGTTGGAACAGATGCTGCTACAGCAGGTCAATCCATAACCGACAACGGTGGTCCAGTACCTACTGGCAACGATGAAGGTGAAGATAATCCAGGTGCAAAGGCTGCTGCCCCCGTTGGAGCCTCTGCTGCTAAGTCTGATGGAACCGCACAAACCGCTAACATAAATGACGCTGGTGATCAAGGAACAACACCTACTGTAGGTGCTAATGTTGCTTATGGTACTTCTACTGGCCCCGATGTTAAGTACCCTATAAGTCCTTCTTACGAAGAAGTTGATATGTCTAACGATGTTAAGGCACTTCTCGAAGGCACAGAACTCTCTGAAGAGTTTGCTGAAAAAGCAAAAACTATCTTTGAGTCTGCGGTTAAGTCAAAGCTCAAAGAAGAGCATACAAAGATTGTAGAGCATTTCGCTAAGGAATCTGCTGAGAAACTTGAGTCTGCTAAGGCAGAACTTGCAGAGGAAGTTAACGGAACTGTAAACTACGCCATTGGTCAGTGGGTTGAAGACAACCAAGTCGCTGTTGACCGTGGAATAAGAAATGAGATTACAGAAGACTTCATAGCAGGTCTGAAGAATCTCTTTGAAGAGCACTACATTTCTATCCCCGATGATAAAGTCGATGCGGTAGAAAGTATGGCTAACTCAGTTCGTGAAATGGAAGAAAGACTAGACGAACAGGTCAAGTCTAACGTGAAACTTCAAAAACGTCTCGATGAAAATACACAAAAAGTAGTTCTGAATACTATTTCAGAAGGATTGGTGGATACTCAGAAAGACAAACTCGCTGCACTTGCAGAGGGAATTGAGTTTACTAATGAGGAAGAATATTCCAAAAAGATTAGTACACTTAAGGAGAGTTATTTCTCCAACGCTCCTAAAGTAGCGAGCACAGAGGAAGAAGCACCAGTTGAGTCTGAAGCAATTGCACCAGCAATGGGAGCATATGTAGACGCACTCAGCAGATGGTCTGAATCATCACAATAAAGTAAATTAATTTTCTATTAGAAATGTTTAATGCTAAACAACTAACTGAGAAGTGGGCTCCTGTTCTTAGTCACGAATCCTCACCAGGAATCAAAGACAATTATAAGAAGGCAGTTACCGCCGTTCTGTTAGAAAACCAAGAACGCTTCCTACGTGAAGAACGTGGAATGCTAAACGAAGTCGCCGTGAACGCTCTCGGTGCAAGTACTGTATCACCTGCTAACAGTGCATTAGGTAACGCCAATACAGCTGGACTTGCTGGTTTCGACCCAGTATTGATCAGTCTAATTAGACGTTCAATGCCTAACCTAGTTGCTTATGATATCTGTGGTGTCCAGCCTATGTCTGGTCCTACTGGATTGATCTTTGCAATGAGATCTCGTTACGAGAATCAAGCTGGAGAGGAAGCACTATTCAACGAAGCAGACACAGGCTTCTCTACTGGAGGAGACTCCACTAAGGGAGACTATGCTGTTCGTGCTGGTGATGGAACATCTGCTGGTGGTGGATCTACTTCAGATGGTAACAACCCATCACTTCTCAACGATGCTTCTGCTGGAACCTACGAGGTTGCTTCAGGAATGAGCAGAGAATCACTCGAAACAATGGGTGAGTCTGGAAATCTGTTCCGTGAGATGTCATTCAGCATTGAGAAGACTTCTGTGACTGCTAAGTCCAGAGCCCTCAAGGCAGAGTACACCTTAGAACTAGCACAAGACCTCAAGGCGATTCATGGATTGGATGCAGAGCAAGAACTTGCTAACATCCTATCTTCTGAAGTTCTCGCTGAGATCAACAGAGAAGTTGTTCGTAGAGTCTATACAGTTGCTAAGAAAGGTGCTCAGAATAACGTAGCTAACGCTGGTATATTCGACCTAGACGTTGACTCCAATGGTAGATGGTCAGTTGAGAAATTCAAAGGACTTCTATTCCAAGTTGAGAGAGATGCTAACGCAATCGCTCAAGAGACTCGTAGAGGAAAGGGTAACTTCTTAATGTGTTCTGCTGACGTTGCTAGTGCTCTAGCAATGGCTGGTGTACTTGACTATAGTTCAGGTCTAACAGGTGCTGGTGGTCCTTCCATCGGTGATGTTGATGATACTGGTAACTTACTAGTTGGTACAATCAACGGACGTATTAAGGTTTACGTTGACCCATATGCTGCTAATCTATCTGATAAGCACTACTATGTAATCGGTTATAAGGGTACTTCTCCTTATGATGCTGGATTATTCTACTGCCCATATGTACCTCTACAAATGGTTCGTAGTATTGACCCAGAGACATTCCAACCTAAGATTGGATTCAAGACACGTTACGGTATGGTTTCTAACCCATTCGTTACTACTAACGGTGCATACAATGGTACACCAGATGGAGAGACTCTATCTGCTAACGCCAACATGTACTACAGACGTGTACAAGTTACTAACCTCATGTAAATCGAGGTTACGATACTCAAACAAAGCATCCTTCGGGGTGCTTTTTTATTGCCTATATACATGAATACATGTTATAATTATATTATGCAGAAAAGTTTTATGCAATATCTCATTTGGTCGTCTATTGTCTACCAACTTGAGAAGGCTGGTGATACACATACACCATACTACAACAATGCATATGCAACTATGAAAGCACACGAACCAGCAGCTTCGACCTGATGAACGGCAGACTATCTAAAGTTGATATGACAGCAAAACTGTTGAAACTTAAATCAGACATAGATACTTCAATGTATCAACCTGAATGGTCATCTAAAGAAAGATGGTCTGCACAGCAAGCACTGAATAGTGCTTTGGATTTACTTGACGAATATCACTACTAATGTTAGAGAAGATAATACTCTTCGCTTCACCTATATTATCTGCTGCTACCATTGCCTCAGTTATTGCGGTTAAGAGTTGGAAGAAAAAGAAAGCACCAAAAATAAACATCACATGGGATGATGATGACGATGATGATTATGGAGGAGGTCCAGGCGAAGGACCATATTGGTGGTATACTAAATAAAGTATAGCTTGGGAAGTTGTCGTGGCCTCTGAATGGTATAACGAGCAGTTATCAAATAGAAATTATCTTTCACCTCTTGGTTTTCAATTAGAACTTGAAAACTTTAAAGGGGTGGATTTCTTTTGTCAGTCTGCAAATATACCAGACATGGCGATGCCTGTAACTGAAGTCCCATCTAGATTTCGTAATGTGCCCATAGTACCTGGCGGTGGAGTTACCTTTGGTGATTTCCAAGTATCCTTTATTGTTGATGAAGGACTTACTAACCTCCTTTCGGTGCAGAAGTGGATTCGAGCAAATGGTAATGATGGTTCTAAACCAGAAAATGTACCAGCAGAACCACAGTACAGCAGAGGGCAACTGATAGTTACCACATCAAACTTTGCTACAAACTTCGTTGTTAATTTTACAGGACTATTTCCTATCAGTGTAACTGGTCTTAACTTCGATGCTACATTAAGTGATCAACAATACTTAACTGCTACTGCAGTCTTTAAGTATCATTCCTATAGTATAACTGACTCATCATTAAATGAACTTTGAAACTCTTCGTAATAGATTTGATACAATTAGAACTGACTGGGCAGTAGATAGTGAAGTAGACTTCCAGTTTAGAGATAAGGCATACAGCACTGACTTAGGTAAGTTAGCGTTAGAGATTCCTTTCCAACACAATAAATACTTAAACCATTACATTGACTTACAACAGATCAAAACATCTTTAGAATTTGAGGTTCGTAAATTAGTCAAAGAGAAAAAAGAATACTATGGTGGGGAAGCAGATGCTAAAACATATGCTGAGAAACCTTTTGGTACTCATATAAAAACTCAAGATAAAATGAAAACTTATCTTGAGGCAGACAATGATATTATCAATGTAGAAGCGAAAGTAAAGTACATTGATCAGATGTTATATTTTCTTGACTCAGTGATGAAACAAGTATCTAACAGAGGTTTCCAGATCAAGTCAGCAATTGAATGGGAAAAATTTATCAATGGTACTGACTGATGACAGATATAGTTGTTAAGAAAAAAAATGAAGTGTACATGAAGGTTCAAGGAGAACCACATGTGCATCACGAATTATCAGATTACTTCTCATTTGAAGTACCAGACGCAAAGTTTATAAAAAGAAAAAATCCCAAACTCAAGTACTGGGATGGGATGATAAGATTATATTCTCCAGCAACAGGAGAGTTATACTGTGGGTTGTTAGATCATCTAGATGAATGGGCACACGAGCACAACTATAATCTAACACAAGAAATTAATGATAGGTATGGATCTGTAAAAGACATCAATGGGTTTGTATCACCTGCTGGTGTTAAAGTATTCATGGA